CAACTCCACGTTGTATTCAAAATCTAAGGCGACAGGGTTGAGCGGAGCGAGACCGCCACGAGGAGCGAGACCTCACAACTCACGACCGGACAATCCGGCAAACTAAACCACCAAGATCAAAAGGAGATCAAAATGGAAAATATAGACATCACAAGATACTCAAAAGCATTTGACGGAGCGGATTACACAGACCGAGACGTTCGCATCTTCGCTAGTAGTTCGCTTATCACAGCGACGCAGAGGCAAGAAACAGAAGAAGTGTCAGAAGTAAGCGTTAATCTAGACAAGGAAACGAAACTTTACTTTGCCTGCGAAAACAATGGAGGTTTAAGTTTCAAATTTGGTGAGACAACAATTCGCTTGACAGCGGACCAGTTGGATCAGATGATTGAGAATCGTCCTGATGTCACTGGAGAAAATTACATTGACATCAGCGCTTTATTTTCCGCTGAGGAGATTACTGCTTAGTAAGACAAGAACACACTTGGTGGTGTGTTTCCATAGGGAAGTCCCCGACTCCGGTCGGGGGCTTTCTGCTTTCTGCCCTGATTCCACTCAACGAGATCAGCGAGCAGAGCATCAGCGCATTCTTCTTCCGTCAGAGGCTCCTCAGAGCCTCTCAGAGGCGTTTCTACGAGTTCTAGGCATGACCAACACCGGAAACCGGTATCGGCGCTCCACGTCACGTCACAGCCGTCACAGCGGACAGCAGTCACGAACTACTTTTTCTTCGCCGGAGCCTTTTTCTTGGCTGGAGCCTTCTTCGCTGGAGCCTTCTTCGCTGTCGTTGCTTTCGCCGGTGCTTTCTTCGCTGGGGCTTTCTTCTTCGCCGGAGCCTTCTTCTTTGGCTTACCTTCTAACGCTTCCCACACAGCATCATCAACGACACCAGTCGGTTCCAACTTGTTGTCCTTCTGGAACGCCACAACGCCACGGAGAACCGCTTTGCTGAACATTCCCTTGTTGGACCGCCCAACGTCATATCCACGCTCACGGAGTTGTTCCTTGAGTGCTATGACAGCGACACGGTTGGCTCTCTTGTTGCTTAGTCTTGGCTTTGTCATGTCTGTCTCCTACTCGTAGAGATGCTCGTCAGCATCTTCTGGAATGTCTTGTTGTTGCTTCACGATGGAAGCAGTTGCGTCACCGATCGGAGCCATCGTGCAGATCGCTCCTTTGATGACTGAAATCATCGCTGGCAGAGCGCCTATCCCTGCCATTTTGAGAGTTGAGATTCCGCCCATGTCCACGCCCATTCCGGAAGCAGAAAGCAGTCCGAGGAATGTTTGGACATAAGTGAAGATCGCTCTCTCAGCGATGTCTTTGAATTGGTCAATGTTTAATCTCATATCATTCTCCTATTTGATAAGTTTTGCCCACGAAAGCGGACCACACACGGCATCAACAACTAAATTGTTCTGCCGTTGAAACAGGCGGAAAGCCTTGTCAGTTTTTCTTCCCCAAATCCCATCTGGGAATCCGCATTTGAATCCTTTGGCGTTCAATCGTTCCTGAACGACTTTCACCGCCGAGTTCCGACTGCCTCTCCTGAGCGGTCGCCGAGCAACTTGAGCGCCGAGCATGGCGATCGCTCCTGCGACTCCCTTCATGTCCACCTTGGTTTTTTTCACCGCTTTGGACTCGCTCTTTTCGCCCTTCATCGCTGGCGCTTGGAAGATTCCATTTGAGTTGCGCCATTGATAGTGCCATGGCTCATATTGAGGTCGGAAAACTGTCTGGCAAACGCCGTATTGTTTCGCCACCGGAACGAACTTCTCCCAAGTCAAACCGGAGTAAAGCCGGATATCAACTGCGTGTCCGTAGTTGTCAAAAGGTTGTTGCATATGCCATGAGCCTTGAAACAATCCACCGCCGAACTTCCTGTCTGGGTTGCTGGCGAGATTGAAGTGAGAATAGCCAGCCTTGCCTTTGAGTTTGTTCTGGTAACCGTCCCAGAAATACTTCTGATCCGCATACGAACGAACGCCACTCACGATCTTCGCTTTGCCATTGAACTCACCATTGAGGAGAGCGTCAAGCCGAGCGACGAACGTCGGGTGCAAGAGATCCACTCTCACTCTGTTATGTACTAAAGGTAGTTTTTTTGCCATGTCATCTCCATTCTAGTTCAAAGGCTTTCAACTGTCTGTAGCCACGACAGATCCATCGCTCAAAGCGTCAGCGACTTGTTCCGCTGTGGCGTTGATCTGATCGCCGTGTTGGTATTGGTTAGCACCAAGAATCTTTCCTGCTTCATACGTTCCAGTCACTTGATTGAAATACATGTTGTTCGTCACAACTCGGTATCTAGGCATCTTCAACCACCTTCAAATCAACGTCCTCATCTTCTGGCGTTGCTTCCTCAAGTAGTTCACCCATTTTGCGAATCTGGACTGCTTGAACACAGATCTCAGTTTCTTTGGGGAATCTGTTCTGCATCTCAGCAAGAACCTCTGATGGGTTGATATGTATTTCCATTATTTTCTCCTTATTCTTTGCTATGCGTCAGCATCTGCGTCAATGCTTGCATCTTCATATTCTGTGATGAGTTTGCCATTGTTGTCTGTTTGCCTTGACCCTTTGATGTTGTCGTCTTTACGTTCGCCAATAACCATCCAAGAACACACAGCACCGTCTGGTCCGTTGATTGTCAATGTCTTTCCTGACAGCGACCAAGTGACAGCGTTTCCTGAACTACTAACCATAGACCAAGTATTTGTGTTGAGCGCTTCCCAAGTTCCAGCAGTCATGTTTGAAACTGTGTCAAGATCAATCGTTGCTGAACTTCCTGAAATTGTTACTGTGCCACGATATATGTTGTCACACGTTGGACCTTCAAGAAATGAATGACGCAAACGCCAGTCTCCGCCTTTTGTTGGGTGTGGAATATCAAATGATCCTGAACCTTTAGACAACGCTCCAGCAACTGAAACGTCACCTCTCAGGATGATACTATGCAACAAATCACCACCACCACGAGGTCCGATATAGAATTGACCTCCATCTGGTCCGTCAAACCAAAGTCTTGAGTTATCGCTTCCACTTCCAGTGTTGTCAGCGAGGATGTCATATCCCTCTTTGAAGTTGATCTGGAAGTTTGACGATGATGCTGTTGTGTTAAGTAAATTAATTTTTGCATTTCCCCACAACTCAAGATCATCTGATGCTTGATCCCATAATAGAAAAGAACCACTTTCTGCTCCGAAGAACTTCACTTCATAACCAGTATCATCAACTCCAACAGTGACAGTGTTATCTATTTGCACAGCCCCATCAATGTCTACAGCGTCAAGGTTTGTTGTTCCATCAACATCAAGGTTTCCATCAATATCAACGTCGTTTTGAAAAAAGGCAATTCCGTTTGTCAGTTCAAGACCATTTCCACCATTTCCATTGATTACTAATTTGTCAGCGCTTTCGTCCCATTGAACATAACTTCCAGACGTAGCGCCGAAGAACTTCACGTCATGTCCTGTGTCGTCCTGACCAACCGTGAGTGTTGCTTTCAATGTTGTTGCTGATCCGTCATAAGTGAAGTTAGCGTCAGCGCCGAAACTGCCACTGTCGTTGAACTGCACCTGATGATCCGAGCCAGCAACTTGTGTTGTGATGTCAGACGTGAACGCCACTGTTCCTGTTCCGTCTTTGAATGTGATTGTCCGATCAGCGGTGGGATCAGTGATCGCAAACGTTGTTTCATGAGCGTTGGCGGTTGCTCCCTCAAATACAAGTGCCGATGCTCCTGAAATGACCGCTGATGTGAGATCCATTGTTCCGTTGAACGTTGATGAACCAACGACCGACAATGTGGTGTCAGCATGGTTGGCGTTTTCCGGTGTCGCTGAGTCAGGGTCGGAAATATAAACCCTGTCGTTCACCAGATCAATTCCGATCGGGAGCGGAACGTTGTCTGTCGTTCCTGATCCTGTTGTTTGGTCAATGAATGATCGGAAGCATGAACCGTAGTCGTTCCAGTCCGTAGCGGTCACGATGTAACCGCCAGCCCGATTGTTCACTTGAAATTGCCAGTTGATTTGTGTCATGTCGTCTCCTTAGAAGAATAGCCTTGTTGTGTTGCCCAGTTCTGAGAACGCCGAGTACGTTCCAGAGCCGTCGTCCAGTGTCCAATATCCGGCTGTGTCCGCCGGTGATAGTTCAAACTCGGTTGTCCATGAAGCGCCTCTGCCTTTGTGCAAGATCCTCTCAACAATGACCGTTGAACTGATAGCGTTCCCAGCGGACGGCGTTCGCTCAATCACATATGCGTTTCCGAGTTCCGCCTGTAATGCAACCGCCCAGAGAGCGTCCTGTTCCTGTGGGATCATTCGGATTGACTGAACCCTGTTCGCCGGATTCGCTAAACGCCCGATATTGTATTCCGCCCATGAATCAGCCTCAGAAGTTGAAGTCAACAAAAGATCTCCCTGAGTCAGGGATCTGACACCGAACTTGGTTTGTGAATCAGTATCATTTTTCTGACTTCCGGAAGATCCTGAAGCGATCACTGTGTCAATCCTGTTGACGATATTCAAGTCCTCAGATTCAAAGTTGAGTCGGTTGTACTTGACTCTCCCTCCGGAAGTTGAGGTGTCAGAAAATGTTGCTGAGATTGAAGCGAACTGAGAGACTCTGTTCAAGCGGTTCAAGAATGTCATCACACCGGAGCGTGACACAAAGAATGAACCGATCTCCGCTGTTTCTATTTGCTGACATTGCAAAAGAACATCTTCCGTCACAGCATATGTTTTCGCTGGGATCGTTTGGTTGTTGGCATCATTGTCAATGTCCCGATATCCGGACACAGATGTAGAGCCGGAGCCGGAACCGATCCATTGAGCCTGATCTAAAAGGTTCGCTACTCTAAGACCGGAAAGTTCTTGAGATTCTGAACTGCCGTCACATCTCGCCAGAGATAACGCTTTGAAAGCGTCCACGCATTCCAGTCTCGTCACTTGATCTTTCTGATGCGGATATTCCTGAACCCATTTCTCAACGAACCCACGGAAAATCACATACGTCGTTGATGTCGCTGGATCAGTTGCTTTGACTCTGACGTGACGCATCGGAATCACATTCGTTTCTCCGCTCACATAATACGGCGATGGAGAGCCAGTGTTTGATGGATCCAAATATCCGTTTGAGTTAGAAACGATAATCACGGCTCGCCCTGCCTGCGTTGTGGATAGTTCGCCTTTGCGTCCACGAACGATCTGGAACTCACGGATCGGATTTGCTGTTGAGATCGTCGTGAAGTCAGAATCCTGAGCATCTTCAGTGATGCCCTTCTGGAACGCCACTTCCACGGTCACGGTTGCGAGAGCCATTAGCCGAACTCCAGTGAAGCGTTCCGGTTCTTGGTTCGGATTAGTTGCGCCTGAATAGCGTCAGCCAGATCCATTTCGCTCAGGACAGATCCTTCAACAACAACGTTGACGGTTGTGCCACCGCCGAGCATATTCCCAGCCTGATTCAAGGGGATAATCGCCTCTGCGCCTTGCTCTCCTGCCTGAATAAAAGTGGGTTTGGTAATAATTCCGCCCTTCGCCATCGGTACTGCACCGCCAATGAAGCCGGTGATTTGCGCTCCGAAGTTCGCCAAACCGCCTGCCTGCGTCACATTGTTGAGGAGATTTTGGAGTTGTGGACTGATGTCAGCGGTTCCAGCGATAATCAATTCACGGTCGTTGATAAGCCCGATCTGCTCATACGCATCATCAAGGAGACGATTCAGCATGTCAAACTGTTCGTTGCTGATGAGGTTAGCGTCTTTCAGTTCATCAATGTAGCCTCTTTGATCTTGGAACTTGGTGTTCACTTCGTCCATGGGCAAGTCAATCAGTTCGGAAGCGAAGTCATCTAGTTTGTCCGTATAGTCCGCCATGGCGTTGAGAGCGTCTCGTGATTCCTGAGTTTGAGTTCCGATCTGACCGTTAGATTCGGTCAACGCTTCTGTGAGTTTCTCAGATGCTTCAATGACATCAGCCTCAGCGAGAGCGACAGCGAACAGGGGATCAGCGAGTGAACGCAACTGATCTTTCAATTCGTTCGTGAGATCAATCTGGTCTTGCATCTTCTGGTTCGCTTCTTCTATCTCCTGCGCTAGTTCTTCTTCGCTCTTTGCGACTTCTTCGGTTGCGTCAACCATGTCCGGCATCGTGAAGCCTGAAAGATCGCCCATCACAACGTCAAATTCTTCAAAGCCAGCGTTCACCTTTTCTTGAGTGTCTTTGGCTTTGTTCGCCTCAGTCTCAATGTCATCAAGAACTTCTTGGAATGTTTTGCCTTCGTTAATACCAGCAATGAGTGAAGCAACAGTATCAACTCCCAAAATGTCGGCGTAGTCAGACATCGCATCACCGGACTCAATATATTCCTTCGCATTTTCTTTGAGTTTTTTGTTGTGGTCATCAAAAGCGTCAGCGGTTTCGTCCAACGAATACAGAATCTTCCTCGCCTGATCCAGTGACAATTCTTCTGCTTCTATTCTGTTAGCGATGGCGTTCGTTACTTCTGACTCAGCGCCGGTTACTTTGCGAAGTTCCTCAACGAACTTGGCGTTGGTCATTCCTGCCAGATCCACTTTCTCTTTCAACCGTTGGAACTCATCAGTTCCAGTGGAAATGACCTCTATTGTGTCCTCCATGGACAATCCAAGCGCTTCAAACTGAGGAACAACTTTGTCTTTGAGGAGCAAGTTGTACAGGGTTTGCTCCCCTGCTAATCCTTCAAACGTCATGGCAGTACCTTCAGCGCCTTCTTCCACCGCTTTGAGTTCCTGAGCCATGTCTCGGAGTCTCTGGACTTGCGTCGCTGTGGGATCTCCAGCCTTGATAAATTCTTCTGTCAGTCCCTTCTGGCGTTTGCGTGCTTCTTCTGCTCGTTTCCGGAACTTAGCGAATGCAACTCCGGCGACACCGATCGCCACGGCGCTCGCAATAGCGATCTTCGGGTGTGCGCCAAGAACTTTCCCGAATTTAGACAGGACTCCGCCTGCTCCTTTACCGAATCCAGCGGAAGAAGCCAACTTGCCGAACATCGTCACTAAACCGTTGATGCCATGAGCCATCTTGCCGACAACGATCAGCGATGGACCCATGACCGCCAACAATCCAGTGAATCCCAGAATCACTTTCTGCATGAACGGCGACATGTTGCTGAACTTCTCCGAAAGGCTTCCAACGAAATTGGCTAACTTCTCTATGAGAGGAAGAACAATCGGAATGACTTTCTCACCGACCTCAATCATTGTGAGTTTGAACTGCGCCATCGCTTTGTCAAACTTGAATCTTGTGGTTTCTGAAGCGATCGCAAACGCCTCATCGGTTTTCCCAGCGGACTTCTCCAACTCAGCGAACACCGCCACAGCCTGATCCGCTTGAACGCCGGTCAGTTGCAACGCACCAGCCAACGCACGAGTGTTTTCAAAGACGTTCGCCATTTCAAGACCGTTGCCTTCCAAACGTGAACGCAACTCAAGCAATCCCTCCAAGAGACCTTCGTCTTTGACGGCTTTCCTGAAGTCCTGCGATGAGAAACCTATCTGTTCCAACGCTTCTTTCGCCTGAGACGAAGGTTTCAGGATTGAGTTCAGGATTCCACGCAACTGAGTCGCTGAAGCGTTTGCGTCACCAGAGGATCGTGTCAGGAACGCCATACCAGCGCCGATCTGGTCAAACTCCACGCCCAACTCAGAGGCAACCGGAATGATCTTTCCAAATGTAGGAGCCAGATCTTCCGCTGAGGCTTTACCCTGTTCCACAGTTTTCGTCAGAACATCGGTCGCATATGAAGCCTGTTCAGCGCTCAAGCCATAACCATTCATGGCGTTCGTGACAGCATCGGCGATCGCTACCGTGTCACCCAAACCAGACGCTGACGCTTTCGCTGAGAACTCCAACGCCCTGACCGCTGACGAGGCATCAAGACCGGCAGATGTGATGAAGAACATGGCATCAGCGAGTTCTTTCGGCGACCGAGCAGTCTCACCCGATAAACGCTTCACATGTTCGGACAAATCAGCGACTTCTTCCGCCGAGCGACCAACCAGCGACTGGATCTGAGTCATGGAATGCTCAAAGTCCATCGCCATCTTGAACGCCCCAGCACCAGCACCAACGATCGGCGCTGTGAGTTTCAATGAAAGTGTTTTGCCAGCCTTAGCCGACGCATCTCCGAAACCTTTGAGTTTGCCCTGCGCTTTTCCGATCGCTTTGTCAAACTGTTCAGCGTCCATGGCGAGGACGGCTTTGATTGTGCCGATGATTGACTCAGCCATCTAGCGCCTCCTCGTTTTGTTTCGGTTCTGCGCTACTTGATGAGCGTGAGCCTTTTCTTCTGCTTCTAGTTTGTAATACGCAACCCATTCAGTCAGTTCTCCAGAACTTATATTGTTGAGAAGGTCGCTGACTGTCATGCCCAGATCCCTCGCTCATCTG